AACTCGTAATTGGTGTGAAGTTATAACGAAGAATTATGAGCCAGCAGATAGCACATTGAATTGGTCGGATTTACAAACATCAACAGTCAATGTAGAACTAAACTTTGTAGGCCAATCAGTAATTGACCTTGATATTTACAAGAAGATGGGCGATATAGGAACAGGGCTTATGTTATTTGATGATGAGACAGAAGATTTGAAATACTTATATGATACGAAGAACAAAGAACTCTATAATGAGTATTGTGATTTAGTCGGCACAAACGCCATAACATTCAAGAAGTGATGGGCCGGCAAGCGTCCCATCAGGAAGGAGGTGGTCTTATGGCAAGAAGAGGATTTCAAACAAAAGAAAAAGTCCAAGAGAGGATTGACTTATTCGCATACGCAATGGTAAATGTTTGTATGATGGATAAGACCGCCTCTTATAAATATGTTTATGAAAATACAGGTGAGGAACAACCAATTTGGCTATCATCGGCAGTAGGCAAGTTTTATGAAAGAAACAAAGAAGCCATAGAAGAAAGAATAGATTATTACAGAGAAGAGAACAGGAAAGTAAGAGATGATATGAGAGATAATAACATTGCCGTTTTAGTTGATATTATCAAATCTACGAAAAATAACGGAGAGAAGATAAGGGCAATTCAAACATTGAATACTATGTTTGGTTATGATAATAAAACGGTAAATGTCAAAACAGATGATACAATAAAGGTGGAATTGACCGAATGAAGTTGTAGATTAGTAAAAAGATATTCAACCCTCACTTTCTTTCTCTGTTGGAAGATAACGAACATACAGTAATGCTTTTACTTGGTGGGGCTTCATCAGGCAAATCATACTTTGTTTCATAGCGTATCATTTACCGTTGCCTTGTAGATAAACGGAAGGTTTTAGTTTTACGCAAATCGGCTACTGATATGGAGCGTTCTTGTTGGGCTGACCTGATGGGAACGCTTGATAGATGGTAGATTACCAGTAAAGTGAAGATAAACAAGAGTTTGAAAACAATAGAGTTCCCGAACGGCTCATAGATTTTGGCAATGGGAATTGATAACCAAGAGAAGATAAAGAGTATTCCAGCAATCAATGATATATGGATTGAAGAATGTAGTGAGTGTATATATGATGACTTCTTCCAAGTCAAGATGAGAATGAGAGGAACAGGGAAGTTGAAGAACCAGTGTATGTTATCAACTAACCCTATCAGTAAGGTATCTTGGGTTTATCATCATTTCTTTGAAGATGGATGTAAAGAGGAAGACTGTATAATTGACCGTTCAACATATAAGGATAACCCATTCACTAATGAAACAACAATCAAAGCATTAGAGAGTTATAAGGATACAAACCCATTATATTATCAAGTGTATTGTTTAGGTGAGTTTGGCTCACTCGGCAAGAGAGTTTATAATAATTGGCGAGTTGAGGATTTGCCGATTGCCGATTTAGTAAAGAAGGGTTATTAGTCTATGGTCGGGCTTGACTTCGGCTTTGTAAATGACCCCACGGCAATTACTGTTTCTCTACTGGATGATTAGAATAAAAAGATTTATATAATCAATGAGTTTTATGAAACGGGGCTTACTAATCCTGAAATAGTCCAACAGATAGAGAAGATGGGGCTTATGAAGTCAGTGATTATAGCAGATAGTGCCGAAGCAAAGAGTATTGAAGAGATAAAAAGACTTGGAGTTAGACGCATCAAAGAAAGTATAAAGGGCCAAGGAAGTGTGCTTGCCGGAATACAGAAATTACAAGAGTATGAACTGATAGTTGATAGTGGATGTTCTTTTATAGTAGAAGAACTTGAAAATTACAGTTGGAAAAAGGATAAACAAACCAACGAATACATAAATACACCAGAAGATAAGAATAATCACTTGATGGATGCTTTGAGGTATAGTTTGTAGTGTGTCAATTTGGGCCAACCTTTGAAGACAATGCCGAAGAGCGTATTAGGATTATGATTAGGAGGATTTGTTGTGTTAGACAAAATATATATTGAAAGAGACCAATTACTCAATGATAAAATCCTCGGTAAGATATTACGAACATTTGAGGCTCAACATTTGCCAACCTTGAAATAGAACCGTGAGTATTATGAAGGATGGCAAGATATAATGAGGCGTTAGTTTAGTGATAGTTCTAAACCAAACAACAAATTAGTCAGGAACTATTGCCGAGAGATTGTAGATAATTACGCAGGTTATACGGTAGGAGAACCAATAACCTATTCAAGCAAAAATGAAACAGATATTACCCCTCTTTTAGATGTGCTGGAATATAACGATTACGCAAACACTGATACATTATTTATGAAGACGGCTTTGATATATGGACGGGCATTAGAACTTGTATATATCAATAGGACGAATGATAAGTGCTTCAAGGTGATGAACCCTGAATGTTGCGTGCCGATTTATTCAGCAGACCTTGATGAGGATTTGTTATATGTTGTTTATTATACGCCAATTATTGATTGGGCGAGTGATGGATGGGCTACTCGTTATAATGTGAGCGTATATGATGAAAACTATATTTATCACTTTACTTGTGATAGTCAGTTTAGCAATTTCCAAGGTGGAGAGAGTGAGCCTCATTACTTCCACGATGTGCCGTTTAGCATACTTGATTTAGATGAGGGATGCTTTGAATGTATTATCTCACTACAAGATGCTGTCAATAAGTTATTAAGTGATGAAGTCAATGGTAAGGAACAATTCGTTGATGCTTACCTTATCCTTAAAAATGTAGTAGCAACTCGTGAAGATTTACAACAGATGAGACAAGATAGAGTTTTACAGTTAGATGATAACAGTGATGCGTCTTACCTCATCAAGGGCACAGACGGCACAGATACACAAAATCTACTTGATAGACTTGATAAGGCAATTCATACCGTTTCGGCAAGTCCAGATTTTAATGATAGTTCATTCAATGGGGGCGTCAGTTCAGGAGTTGCCATTAAATATAAACTTATTAACTTTGATAATAAGGCACAATTCTTTGAGAACCGTATGCGTAAAGCCATTGAAAATAGAATATATCTCCTTAATTCTATCTTTTCTCTACTGGATACAGAAGTATTTGATGTAGAGATAACCTTTACTGAAAACCTGCCTGTTGATTATGGCGATTTAGTAAATATGATTAATAATTTGAGAGGTCTTGTAAGCAATGAAACACTTTTGGCTCAACTTCCGTTTATTACTGATGTAGAAGCCGAACAAGAAAAAGTAAGTAAAGAAACAGAAGAAACCGTTATTTACGATTTCAATAAAGAAGAAGAAGACAAGGATGAAGACGAATAATTACTGGGAACAACGAGTAATGGAAGAGAACCAGAAGTATTGTGATTTATCCATTGCCGATTAGAAAAGACAACTCAAAAAACTATACAAAGAATAGAATGAGAAGTTAGAAGCAAAACTAAATAAGGTATATCTTAAAATGATGACAGATTAGGAACGGGAAGGGCAAATATACATCAATGATATGTTTAGAACAAGAACATATCACGAACTAATGGCAGAGTTTAACGCAAGGGCAAAAGCGTTAGGAAGTCGGCAAGTCATCATTACAGAGAAAGCCTTACTTGATATGTATGAGAAGTCAAAAGAGATTACTGAAAAGTTTATTCCAAAAGGAACAATAACAGGACAGTGGATGAGACCTTCGGCAGTAAGACCCGAGGATGTTATTAAAACGGCTTGGGTTGCCGATGGTAAGAATTATAGTGATAGAATATGGGCCGATAAGAAGAAATTAGTAGAGACGCTTTATGATGAGTTTGCCGAAGGGGTAATGTTAGGTAAAGGGGCTGGTGAGATTAGCAAATCTTTAAAACGAAGAATGAATGTTAGTTTCTCGGCGGCAATGACCCTTGCTATAACAGAAACGGCCCATATATAGATTGTAGGTCAGGTTGATAAGTATTTAGAAATGGGGTTCCATTACGGCAAATATCAAGCAGTAGGAGATGATAGGACTTGTGATGAGTGTGCCAAGTTAGATGGGCGTATCTTCCCGCTTGATGAGATAAGGCGGCTCATACCATAGCATCCACGATGCCGTGATAGTTTTACCCTTGAATTGAAGGAGATTAGGTAATGGTAATAGAGTTAAATTTATAGACTGTTCTTTTTGCTGTTGGAATTGCTTGGGGGGCTTATCAGGGGTTATGCTGGCTTGCCGACCGCTATGGATGGAGCAAAAAACGGCAAGAGATGAAACTTATGAAAGAAGCAAGTATAAATCTTTTGAGAGAAGTTATACGCTGGAATTATCAACAGTATGTAAAAGGGAAGGGCGTAATTGATGAAGATGATTTAGCCCATTTAGAAGAAGTGTATGAAGCATATAGTGGGCTTGGTGGCAACGGCACCGCTACAAGATGGATGGAAGAATTGAAAGATTTGCCGAGGATTTGAGGGCAAAACTCATACATTTTGCCTTTTGGAAATATAAGATATAATAGAAGAAACCAAATGCGGATTATCAATAAGATAAGACGCTTGATTATTTACTTTTTATAAGGAGATAAAATATATGGAAGATAATTTGAATGTAAATGTTGAACCTACTAATAATGAAGAGGGGCAACAGACAAACGGCAACGAAGAAACCGTCAGTTATACAAAAGAAGAACTTGACGCTCTCATTCAAAGGGAAAGCGATAGGCGTGTCAGCCAAGCCTTGAAGACAGCACAAAAGAAGAATGAAGCGAAAGTAAAAGAAGCCGAGAAATTGGCAAAGATGAACGAGCAACAAAGATACGAGTATGAACTTACGCAAAGAGAGCAAGCCATTGCTGATAAAGAGCGTCAGTTAGCATTAGCAGAAAATAAGGCAGAGGCAAGCAGTATTTTGGCGGAAAAGGGCATCTCACCTAAATTAGTTGATTTTGTAGTTGCCGAAGACGCAGAAGTTATGATGAATAATATATAGACATTAGAGGCAGAGTTCAAAGCATCAGTAAAGGCGGAAGTTGAAAAACGCCTCGCTACAACGACACCAAAGAAGAACCTGCCAGTTGAAATGACAAAAGAAAGTTTCCAGAAATTATCAATCGTAGAGAGAACACAACTACTACGAAATAATCCGGAATTATACAACAAACTAAAAGGAGTATAAGAATATGAGTAAATACGATACACAAAATATTCTGGTATTTGATAACCAGGTTTTGAGAGAAAAATTAGAAGAGCAACTCATCACTCATCTTGATATGAGCCAGTTTATCACGACTGATTACTCATTATCAGCAACCCCAGGTATGAAAATTGAAATCCACACCTACCACGGCACAGGTGATGTTGAAGATTTAGCAATGGGAGCAGGCAACAGTGGAGATATCGGGGCTTTCTATACAACTGAAACCTATGAAGTAGCCACTACACAGGGTCGTGTCCCTTATTATGACGAACAACAGATGAATGACCCAACTGCTATTGACAAGGCAATCAAGCATTTGAGCGAACAGATGACAAATGATATTACAACAAAGGTTGTGGCAGAATTAGGCAAAGCACCAAGAGTTCGTTATGGTTTTGATTATACGTTTGACAAAATCGTTGAAGCAATTAGTGCGTTCCCAAAGGAAGGCATTAATGGTCTTTTCTTACTCGTAGCCCGTAAGGATGTAGCACTGTTCCAGAAGAACCTGAAAAATTATTTATCCTATGTTGAGGATTATGTAAGAACAGGGGCTATCGGTTCTATCGCAGGTGTGCCGATTTACCCAACTGATGCTGTTGCTACTGGAACTTGCTATTTAGCAAATAAAGAAGCCGTCACTTGCTTCGTAAAGAAGGGCGTTGAAGTTAGTCAGGAAAGAAGCGAGAACGACAGAAAGACTACAATTTATGGTCGTAATGTAAAAGTTATCGCTCTTACAAATGCGGACAACGCAATGGTTCTTACTATTACATCTAATCCTTACACAGAAGTAACACCAGTTGGCACAGAGAACCCAAGCACAGAAGGATGGTATGAACTTAACGCAGCAGGTGATATTTACACAAAGACTACTGACACAACAGTTGATAGCGAAAAGACTTACTACAAGAAGGCTTGATTTTGATAAAGGAGGCAGGTTATGTTAGAGAAATTACAGTTATTATATCCTGCCGTTGATGCCGATATATTAAATATGGTAATAGATAACGCCGAAAGTTTTGTGTTAGATTATTGTAATATTGATGAAATCCCTTCCGTTCTTTCTTCTGTGCTTTTAGAAATGTGTAAGCAAGAAATTAATAAGATTGGAGCAGAAGGTTTCAATAGTGAAAGTGCCGGTGGGGGCAATATATCTTATGAGACTGATTATTCACCTAATGTTTATAAAAGATTAGCAAAGCATAAGAGAATTAAAGTGTTATGATGTTTTATGGACGAATGAAGGATTATAAGATAGAAAGCCCCCAAGAAATAAAAGATAAATATAATCATATTAGATATAATTATATAGATGAAGGAACGGCTTTTATATACATAACGGAACAAGACAGAACAATGATAAATGTAAATAACCTTGACCTATTAAAAGCAACTTATGTAGCCTATACTCAAAATGATTTAATTAGTGAAGGCTGGCGAATAGATAATAAGTATATAGTTAAATCAAGAATTAAGGCTCCAAGAGGTCAAGTAATTTTGTATTTGTAGGATATTGAAGATGGCAAATGAAGTTTCATATAACCTTGAATTATTAGTTTAGAACTTGGAACCGTAGTATATAAAGCCGAGAATGGAAAATGCCTGTGCCCTTGTTAAGAATGACGCTTCATAGATGGCCCCAGTTGATACAGGTGAATTATCAAGGTCAATAGATTTTGAAGTTGCCGGAGATGGCACAGAAGGTGTTATTTACTCTAATCTTGAATATGCTGTGTATGTTGAATTAGGAA